CTTCAAGCATGTCCAGTTCATTACGGAACATGACCGTGTCCCAGATCACCGTGGCTCCTCCCAATGCGGGCACTTACGCCCCGTCAGTTGCAGCCAGGTGCACCGCCAAGACCGCGGCCGGGACGGGCCGTGATGCGGGTCTTCGATGTAGCAGATCGCGTCCAGGTCCGGATCGTACGGCGGCGGCATCGGAGGTTTCATGAGGTCACGCTTTTCCAGTTCGGCTTCCAGTTCACGAATGCGCCGTCTCGCCGCAGCCAGTTTCGCTGCCGTGGAACGGCCACCCATAACGATGACGCCTCGACCCAGCGGAACACCGGGGAGTTCACCGCAAGCCGTTCGTCGTAGGTATGCGGCGCCAGCCCTCTCTGGTTAGTATCGCCAGAATTGTAATAGTAGTGGTACAGGATGCGGTCGATGCGTGCCTGAGTTTTCAGCAACGGCCGGACCATTTCCACCCATGACCAGTCTTCAAACCCAGCCGACTTCGCAGTGAAATCTCCCTGCCTTGCCAGCTCCAGCCGGACAGGGTTGACCTGGGTGACGTCCCGTGCCAGGTAAGGCAGCTCCTGGTCCAGATGACGGTTGCCCCACCCAGGCATATCCAGCCCGGTCCTGACCGTCTTCGGGTGCCGTGCACCGTCGTGGTAATAGGCGTGATCGAACGCGATGTAATCCGCGCCGGACTCCCACATCGCGGCAAGAATCACCGGCACATAGTCCGGCTCCACCATGTCGTCGTCGTCAACTATGGAGAAGTATTCGCCGGTGGCGGCCATCAGCAGATCCTGCTTCACGGGACCAGGACCGCCGCGTTCACCGTTGTTATGCAAGGCGAGGACTTCCACCTGTGGCCACACCGCTTCCGCCTGGGGAAGCAGCACATCAAGCAGCCGCGCGAGTTTCAGCTTCCGGCTCGCCAAGGTCGCGATGCATATGCTCCACACCGGGCCTGGCGAGGAAGAAGATGTGCTCGGCGCCATATTGGGTCCTTGTCTTGAAGCTGGCCTCATGGTCCAGCAGCCCGGGGAAGAATGCGGTCAGGTCGCCCTTGGCGAAGGAAATGTCCGGCACCATGTTGCCCTCCGTGCCGGGGATGACCTGGGTCTCATCGCTGAACGGCGTGAAGATCACCAGGCTCATGCGGTTGCGGAACGACGCCACCGCGGATGTGAGTACCTGATGCCAGTCCACATTATGTTCGAGGACATGCCGCATAAGGATGCCATCAGGGGAGGACGAGCGGCTCCGCAGGTCATCGACCACGTCCACGAACTCACCAGGACTGCCGTCGATCCCCTGGTAGGCAGCGTTACCGGCGAACTGCTTGGCGTAGGCCAGGCCGCAGCCCCAATCTTCCACGGTGGCGCATCCTTCCAGCCACGCCATGCCCGCCTGGTGGGTGACAAACTCCTCGTCTGGGTTTGCACGCCGGGCCGAATCAGACCACGCGCCCATCACGTCGTTAGCCACAAAGACTCCTTGCTCGGGAGAGGACGTGTCTACCCTACCATGCCTCCTGAACCTTGGCGGCGTCCAGCGACCGTTCGCAGGTCACCCAGTTCAGGTATGCCTGGTAGTCAGGGTGACCTGGGTGAAACCCCCCAGCCTCCTGGTAAGTGGCGTCTATCTCTCCCTTGCCGAACGCGGGATGCAGATGCTCGATGATCACATCCGGGCAATACGTCAGGCAATCGGCGGCATGGCCCAAATCGGTCCAAACGTTGTCCACACAGTAGTGGGCCATCTTCGGGTGACACATCCACCCCAAGACACGCACGATACCCACACTGATCACCGGCGCCGTCGCCAGGTTCCCACCTTGCGCCAAATCATTGCCGTAAGCGATACCAGCGCGGCCAGCAGCCCGCATCAGCGTGTCATCCCAGCCTTCGGTACGGGGCAGGTGATCGTCACCCAGAGAGGCGTAATGGCTGTATCCCTGGGAAAGACGGTCTAGGGCGATCGCATTAGTCCACCCGGTGAGGGACTTGCGGTCGCCCACCACATACTCAATGTCGGAACCTGTAGGGCCGGTGAGGTACTCCCGCAACCGCAGGTCGTCACCATCAAGGCCAACCGCCACCTGGGTTGACACTGTTCTTGTTGCCCTGATCGCGGTGATGAGGTCCGCAAGCTTCCCTGGGCGGCCACGTGACGGCACAATCACCAGCAACCGCGGCTGCTGAACTTCAGTTTTCTTCGCGGGAGACACGCTCAGCCTCTGCGCACGGGGAAACGTGGTGAATGGACCGGATCTGACTACGCCAGAGTTTGACCACCGGCGCTCCGCAGCCGGTGCACACATCGAGACCATCTGCGTTCCTGACTACCCTTACACCATCGGCGGGTGTCACCGGCCCGCTCATAGCTTGGCTTCAATGGCCTTGAGAGCGGGCACCCAGTATTTCTCCAGGACCACATCCACGTCGTACTTCTGGGCATGCGCCAAAGACGCCGCGCACTTCGCCTGATACGGTCCATCTCTCTTGTACGCCTTCTCGAACGCCTTGACAAGCTCCCCGATGAACGGCTTATCCCACCAGGCGTCATGACCGGGCCGCCAGTACGGTTCCGACTTCACCTCGTAAGCCACCGGGCCAACAACTTCGTGCATCGCACTGCCCCACGCACCGGGTCCGTGCCTCCCAGGGCCGTACTGGTCCTTCCCGGTGCCACGGGTGGACACCACCGGCACCCCGCTCGCCAGTGCTTGCAACGCCGGCAAACCGAACCCTTCCGCCAAAGAAGCACCGGCGTACACGTCGGCGATCCCATAGTTGGACCTCAGCGTTTCAGGGCGGATCAGCCCAGCGGTCAGCAGGTACTGGTCGGTCCACGCCACCCCATCCAGGCACCCCATCCGGGCCGCCACGTACGGCAGGTCAAGACCGGTGGCGGTGATCTGGTGCGCGTGGACCATCAGCAGAGCGTCCTTGTGCCGCAACCGGAACTGGGAAAACGCCGCGAACAGTTCCGCGTACCCCTTACGGTCATGGGACAGGTTCGCCGCGTCGGTGAAGATGATGAACCTGTCGTCTAGGCCGAGGGCTTCCCTGGCTGTCTTCTTGTCGGCGGGGGGAACCCACAAGTTCTTGGTGTTGATGCCGTGCGGCACATACATGGAGCTGTACCCGGCTTCCTCCAGTTGTGCTTGCGCGAACTCGGTCAGCGCCAGAAGGTGCGTCTTAACACCCACGTCTTTAGCTTGCTGCAAGCCGTCAAGGTCACGTTTGGACAGCGGCGCGCAATCCACCGGCATCCAGAAAGCCACGTTCCGGCCGCCGAGCCGGTCCTTAGGCAAAGCCCACTGGTCCATCAAGCAGATAATCAGGTCCGCTTTGAAGTGGTCGGCGTGGTCGCCGATGATGTCGCCGCCGTACGCATGCTGCCCTGCGGGGTACACGGCATGCCCTTGCCACCGTTGCGGGCCGCCTTTGAGACCATAGAACGCACTGATAGCGACTTCATGTCCCAGTTCCGCGAGTTTCGGCACCCATATGGCCGTCTGCGTGCCGTATCCGGTATGTGCCCAGGCGGAGTTGCTGTGCCAGAGGATACGAATTTTAGACCGCCTTGTCCGGCTTACGCCTATGCTCGCAGAGCTTCATGAGCAGTCCGGGCACTTGCGGCCGACGGCGTCCACACGATCGCTGCGAATCTCAGCGACACGGATGAACACCGAAACCTTCGACCGCCACGACTCGTTAACACGGCCCACATGCCCGCAGCCGAACCGTGACAGCGGCGCGTTCACCGCGATACCACGCCTGCTACCTTCTGCCATAGGTGGTGCCTTTCCTCGGCGGGGTGCCGCCTGAGGCCGGGAGTCCGCTCATGCTCCCGGCCTCTTTTCACACAGGCTGTCACCCAAGCGCAGAATACTACCTGGTGGCCTGCCGCGTCTTCTCACCAGCCGGCCGCGGCTTCTGCCGCCGGGACCGCACCAGCACCGTCAGCGGCACACCCACCGCGGACCATGCGATTTCCTGCTTCGGCACCGCCACCCAAATCTCGTCGCCTTCATCGACCTCAGTCGAAAACTGCGACGTCATCACGTACAAACCGCCGCCGCCATCGACAGCCAGCTCCGGGCCACCAACATAGAAGTTGTACCCGCTCGACGACTGCGACTGCCCAGGAAGAGGCAACGTTGCGATAGTAACTTCCACGTCACCCGCTTCCGCTGTATACACAGGCTGCGAACTGCCAGGTTCAACGGCCTTGAAAAACGAGCGCAACGGCATCGTCTACCTCCAGGTCAGATACCTGTGATTGTAGACACGAAACCGCCCCCCCGGCCTGAACCAGGAAGGCGGTTTCGTTGTCCCCAGACTGTGAGCCTACAGGGTCTGAAGCAGCCTGAAGGCGTTCGGGACCAGCACCCTGGAGTTGTTGAACCAGATCGCCAGGATGCCCCGCTGGCCAACAGGGAACCGGTTCGTAGCGCCGAACAGGTGCGGGATCAGCTCGATGCCCATACCGATACGGTCCACGATCAGGAACTGGCTGAAGTCGCCCTGAAGCAGAACGAGGGAACCAGAGGCGATCGAGGTCGTCATCGTGGACAGTTCGTACGCCGGGTAACCGTTGAACGTCGCCGGAGTACCAGCCGAAGGCCGCACCCACGAGTCGAACGCCGCCGAAGCCAGAGCCTGGAAGAGCTGACGGAACCTGTTGAACGTGGTCTTGCTCGCCAGGTAAGCCGACTGCTGCCGGAACCGGGGAGCCATGTTGTTCTCCAGGTTGTACAGGTCACCAATCGCCAGCGTCGCCGTGCCTGCCGTGTTGACCAGCGAACCAGCCGACTGGTCGTGCAGCGTGGTGATGACACCGTTCGCGTTCGGGGCGGTGCCGTTGCCCAGGGCGAAGGAGGTGGCCTCCTCAATGTCCTTGGCGTCCATCAGCAGGTTCGTCATCTGGGACCGCAGCGCGCCCCAGGAAACGTCCAGCTCGATGTTGAACGGCACGAAGCCCTGCACCCGCGTGGTGCGGACGTTGGGCTGCACCAGCAGCGGGTCACCGGTCGCGGCCTCAGTACCTTCAGCCACACGGTTGACGACCACACCAGCGGACGTCACACCGTCCCATTCCTTGCCGGTGATCTGCTCCACCCGGCTGATCTGCCGCAGCGGGTTGATGGCACCGTTGCTGGAAAGGATCACGGTCGGGTCTAGCTGGAAAGGAACGGCGAAGCCACCCGCGGAGTCCACACCAAGCTGAAGCGCCCGGGACTCTTCCGTGGACAGCCCGTTCACCGACAGCTTGCCGAGCATCTTGCCGAACGCCCGGTCGTAAATCGGGGAACCGGTGGTCAGCACACGCCGGGCCAGGGTGCCCTGCTCGTCGTCCACCCGGTCCAGCAGGTTCGCGACCGTGGTCTGGCAGTCCTCCCGGGACTTCGGCCCCGCGTACCGCACCATCTCGATGGCCCGCATGGCGTGCTCACGCATCAGCACCGGGACCTCGTCGAAGTTGTGCGCCCGCTGCCGGATCGCAGTCAGGTCGAAAACCTGCTCCGAACGCATCGGGTTATAGAACGCCGGGGTGCCGTTGCCGTTGGTCTGCCGGTAGGTGGGGGCGGTGCGGGAACCGGGGCCACCGTATGCGGCGGGGACGTTGCCGCCACCGTTGCCGTAACCGATGCCGTCGTTGCCGGTGCCTTCGGTGAAGCCCTGAAGCTCAGGGTTCTCCAGAATGGTCCGCAGGTACTCCGACCGGGCCGTCGCGTCCTTAATGGCCCGCTGGTGAATGACCAGCTCCTGCTGAAGGGCGCTCCACTCGGTCCTCGTGTCATCGGGAAGCTCGGCGCCCATGTTCTCGGCGTCGATTTCCTGAAGACGATGCTGAACCTCGGCGAGCCGCGCCTGCCGCTGGTCGATGGACATTAGGTCTGCCATCGTGTTGCTCCTGTTTGTAGTGCTGGTGTTTGCCGGGTGCGGCTGCGGCCCTGGCGTGGCGGCTGCGGACCCAGTGCTTGCGTCTGCGTTACGCGGGACGGCGGCGGCTGGGTTCCTGCCGGAACTGCTAGAACCCTTTGTACCACTCTTTGCCGCCTGAATGGCGCGTTCATGTGCCTCCAAGTGCGCCTTCGCTGCCGTGGAGTTCACCAAACCCTGCGTATTGCGCAGCCGGCCGAGTGCCGCGCTAACCCCCGCCGCGTTCGGCGGGTCACCGGGACTGTAGTGATGCGGAAGCGCCCACGTGGCCTGCAACTTCGAGTCACCATTGCGGCGGCCAGCGCAAACGGAAGCGAAGAACTTCGCCGGGTCATTCGCAGCCGACCCCTTGGCCCACACCTTTCCAGCGTCCCACGGGGAAGTGTCCACACCGTCAGCGCGCTGGCTGCCTTCAGCCGGGCCGTCGTCCCGGCCTCCCTTACTGTCCTTCATCGGCTTGCCAGGGACCGGCTTCTTCTGCTTGCCATCGGCGGTCCAGTAATCATGGTCCTTGTCGGTGGCCGCCTTGGAGTCGTCGTCGCCGTCCTTGTCGGGGTCAAACTTGCCGGCCTTCGCTGCGGCAACACCAGTCGGCATGCCCATGTCATCAGCGTCCGGCTCCGGGGACTTGCCCTTCTTCTTCTTCTTGCCCGCCCGGCCCGAGGTACCCGGCTCGTGGTCGTGGTCGTGCATCGCATCGCCTTCGTGTTCGTGCTCGTGGCCGTGCATTCCGTCGCTGTTGTCGTCGGGGCCGTCGTAAGCATTGTGATTATGTGAATGCGCGCCGGTGTGCGGCCCATGGGTGGCAACTGTCGTGTCACGCACCGGTGCTGGACTGGCCATGTCATCGGCCACAGGAGCGGCGGTGGCCCGCTCCGTTTCCTCCTGCCCGGTCCTGCCCGAATTGCTGGTCATGCCTGCGGCTCCTGTCACCACCGCCGGGTACGTCTTGTTGTCCGCCTGCGTGGACGCGCCGGCGTCTTCGATGTGCGCCCGCAGGTGCGCCTTCGCCTTCTGCTTACTGTCGGTCGGGAACCCTTCGATGGTGTCGGCCTTCAGCAAGGCGTTCCGGCAAGCGATCAAGTTGGCTGGGCCGGGGTTGCCATCGTCACCGACATGGTGGTGCGGGAGGTGCCCGTGTTCGGGCAGGTACTTGTTACCGCTGTCCGCACCGGCTGCCTGGTCGGCGAGGGCGTACACCGACTGCATGTGATCCCAGGACGTCGGGAACTTCATCTTGCCGACTTCAGTTTCGGCGTGGTAGTCGGTGGTGGAAACGTCAGTGTGATGAACAGGCACACCGGTACGGCTGGAACCGTTCAACTCAATGACCTCCCGGGCGGCCGGCTCGGAACCGAACCCATCGCGCACCATAGCTTCAGCCGCCTC